CAAGTCTCGCCATTATCTCCGTTAATTCCGATCGCAAACTATAAATTTCTTGCTGCTGTGATTGGATCGTAGAGATCATCGGCGCAATAAACTCCTCATATCGCAAGCCATACCCATAGATCTGGTTTCCATTGGCATCTAGCAGGGGGTTATCCTTGTATGTTGGCTCACCATTCTTATTAACGCCGGTTTCTACCTGTTCTGTCTTTTCATACTTGATAAATCCTGCGAAGTCCTTGGAAGCAATCCTAAGAGATTCCATTAAGACTTCTACATCCTGTGCGATCATACCATTGTGTCTACGATCAGATGTGCCGTTATTTAGTTTGTATGATACCGTGTTTAAACCCATTATGAATTTTTTCCAAAGATCTGTATCTAATGTCTCAATGGAATTTTTTTCGGTACGGTCAGAAGTCGAAATAGTAGATGTCGTCGCAAACAATTGATTCCAGCGGTAGCTGCCTGTTCCAAGGTTGACGTTGTTATTGGTTGCAGGGCAAAATGTCCACAAACTGTTTCTGACACCTAAAAAGACTTCATAAGCAGATTCATTGGATGCAGCAAAGTATAGTGCCTGATTCGCATTTGATGATATATGACCGGCATTAAAAGACACCCACTTGGTTCCCATAGATAAGTTCCCTGTCAAGGTTCCGCCAGTAAGAGGAAGCGCCCCAATATTTGCGGGCGTGACCCCTAAGTTACTTCTTGCCGCCGCAACGGTTGTGGCTCCGGTACCGCCGTTTGCGATTGGCACGGCTCCTGTTGTATTGCCTAATCCAAGGTTGTTTCTTGCCGCTGCAGCGGTTGTCGCTCCTGTACCGCCGTTTGCGACCGAAACCGGGAAACTTGCATTTAGATCGTTGATGTTTGTCTGCAAATCATCCATCTGAAGCTGGATGTCTTCCGGGGCGGGAGACCAACTACTGGCTTTCGTAGAACGTTCCACTATAAGATTTTTCCATGTGATTGCACCACCGGTTATATAGTCGGTACGAATAGATACGGTACAGGACTCATTGCTAAGGTGGTCGGCGGTTAACGAAAAAGAATATTCTACATGTATCGTTCCGCTTGTACCAGACTCTGGTTTTATAAAATACTTTCCTGCGTTCCAGTCCCCTGTATTTGCACCCCATTGTATCCAGCATATGTTACGTGTGTCAGTCCATTTAAGGCTTGTGTACTCGATATCGCAAGATATCGTGATTTTGTCTCCTATATTCCACGATTTGTCTACTAAAACCTTATATATTCCAGTGCAGTAGTTGGTTGCTCCAGTAAAACCGGTTAGTGTTTTGGGTGTGCCTGTCCCTAATGCGTAGTTACGCCCGCCAATTGACAAAGTATTTATTGCCTCACTTACTGTGTTGGTGATCTTTCCGGACATCTGCGTAACCGCGGACGCGAGTTGGACAGATGTGGCTAGGTCTTCTGGAGCGGGGGACCAGTCGCTGGGTCTACTGGCTCTTTCGAGCTTCGCACCACCAAAGGTCAGCGTCACCGTTGATGGGACATTATCAAGCCTAAACCCTAGCTTGCCAGTAGTCGAATCTATCCACGTCCACGGACTCACGGCCTCCGCATTTATCTGCCCTGTTATTACGCATCTCCCTGACGTGGTTTCTTGTGTTATTTTGACTGTAGAGTTAGGTGTGCCAGAAGGCCACCCAACCACTGTAATATTTTTTAGTCCATTTCGTGGATCGTAAAGGGCACCATAAAACTGCAGATAAAAAGAGCCGCTAAACCCACTACCTTTTGCCTCCCAGTCTATGGCTATGGTGACCCAGTCCCCATCTTGCCAACCCATATCCATTAACCTGCCAGTTGATAACGCATAGGGGTAAAATCCTTGATTTGCCGCATTGGTTCCAGTAACGCTTTGTTCACTAGAAGTGCCTAGCAGATAATTCCTGCCACCGATACTCAAATTGTTATAGGCGTCCAATGCCTCTTCGACTTGTTTTTCTGTCACCGCTACATTGTTCGCCAAGTCATCCATCTCATATTTAGTTGCATATAATACGCTTGGCGTACTGACAGTTATATTTTTGACGCTTGATATTTGCAACTGAAGCCGTATTCTTTTCTCGTTACTTACCGCACCTTCTAATGCGGGAATATACTCCGCATCATCACCGGAATTATCATAGACATACAAGACCTCTTTACCATCAATTTTTGCAAATAAACCAATTTCTCTAAAATAATATCCCTCACTAAGATTTCCATTGTTTAAATCCGCTTCTATAAAACACAAATTATCATGTATTTCCCGCCTTAGATTTGTTAATTTGAATAATTCATGCGAAAGCTTTGTTATATCATTAAAACTTCCTGTGAACTTTCCATCGCCAATGGCAATATGTGAAAACTCCAACTTTCCACTTAGTTGTGCACCTGCCAAAGCATTTCTACCATTTCTTGTTATAATTGTTCCTCCAAATGCCATTTACATCACCTGCCTTATTGTTATAATTTCTGCTTGCTGCATAATTGCACCAACAAAGACCTCTGCTCCTAGCGGACGTTCCGACACGATCTGATAAGCCAAATGGGACGGCTTTATTTTATTGATTTTTTCTTTTAGGGTTTTAACATCAAATTCTCCATTGCTACCGATTATAATCAGCTTTACTTGGAACGTATAGTCGGCAAAATTTTCAATAATTTCGCACTTTTTCCCAGATATCCCTTCGACGATCTGCTTCAAACGCTCTGGATTCATGGCACCGTACATACTCATACGCGCCAAAATCCGTCTCCGGCGAATTTCGTAAGAATCTGAAGGTAACGGAACAATACTGTACTTCTGTTCATGATATCTTAACCCCCAGGTCGCAATCTCTGGAAATATCTGCTCCCGCGACTCCTCAAACAGCCGCTGGGCATCTTCCATTTCCAGCCCCATGACCTCAAAAATCCATTTACCCACATAAGATTCTTCGTAGAAACCCGGAGTAACATAGCTCAACATTCGCTTAGCTACCTCACATTTTGGAAAATCACTCAAATCCATCTACGCACCTCCTTTATCCTGCTAGGATGAAAACATTAAAAAGAGATACTCCCAGTTGAGAAGCACTTATCTTTTTGGATTATCACATTACCAGTGCCATCATTAATCTTCAGATTACGAAAATCATTCACACCTGGGATATCACTTAATATTGCGCATACCCTAATATATTTAAGAACCCCTTCATCCTGTGCTGTTGAATAGTATGTCTGCACCTGTTCTCGAAATTGGCTGATAACAGCCTCCAGACTGTAACCCCCTGCTACATCCACTGAGGCCACATATTTTACAATTACAGTTTCTGGCGCTATTACTGTGACAGTAGCCCCAATCGGTGCTTTTCTTGACATCCGATCTGAGGGAGAGACGATATAATTATAAACCTTCTGCCGGATTGCCTCGTTTGCAGGGGACCCATTAGCATCCATGATAACCAGTTGAACGCTTCCCGGCCCATTTTTCTCTGGTATTACAATCACATCCCCGACTCCTGCTACTTCTTTTGCCCAGCGCCGATAATCACTATCATTCCCAACAAAACTTGCAGATTCAGTCCTATTAGCATCCTGTATCCTTTCTCTAAGTTCATCGTCGCTTTCCTCTTCAGTTCCACCTGTAGCCGCCAGTTTATTAGAGACACTTTTAATACCCATGACCGGCTTTCCCATCAGGATAATTGTATCCGGTGCTACGTTCGAGTCTTTGCCACTCTTTTCTGCATAGACCTGTACTTGCGCTTGCCCGTTGCTCCCGATAGAAACCTCTTCTTTGGTATGAAAAAACAAAGATTCAGATGCTTGTGAGGCTACGGTTGCGAATTGACTTCCCGCAGGTATCGCTGTCCTAGCAACTCCAATAATAGTAAGCGCACATTCTGCATAGGTTGCTGCTTTCCGAGATAATCCACATTCATTTGCATGATAATCAAGCCATTCACCCCATGCCCACATTGGAAACATCAACATCAACGTTCTGACCAAATAATAATTGATTAACTCTGACTTTTCCAGAGCAGTCGGCATCGTAAAATCCCAAGGGAAGCCCCCTGGAAGATCATCAATTCCTGACGGAAGATTTTCCATCATTCTGCGCTGGATTTCTTCAGGACTATTCCCTGCAATAAACTCCGGTTCTGAAAAAGTAATCCCCATACGCTCCCTCCTTTCTATAATATGACTGTAAGGGTTTCCTCACTGGTTCCTTTGCCTTTCACTGTAAAGCTGCACTTCACGGAATCTCCATGCCAGGAAAACGAAAATCCCCGTACATATTCAGTACGAGGATTTACCTGTAAGGCTTCTGTAATTGTTCTTTCTATAGCAGACTCAACGGCCTTTTCATCCGGTTCCCTTACTGCCATATCCATTTCAACTCCAATTTCTGACGGATAGGCTAAACATTTAAAACGCTCTGTTTGCACAACCTTATAGCACCACGTTATATATGCTTTTATGCCATCACACTCAACCAGCCTATTTGCTCCATCTAATACAAAGTCTCCCGCTTCAAAATCCCATTTAACACTCGGCCTGTATTTATAATCATGCAGGTCTGATTCTCTTTGCATTTCAGGGACCTCGAATACAGGAAATAGCATGTTTGCACCCATTCTTACCCCTTTCACAACACATTTGCAGATACAATCACATCAATTACTACCGCATCGTTGTTAACCCACGCCACCAAGACACGATCACCGGCTTTTAATACACTCCCCGACAATGAGTGCAAATGTTCGCCAGTTCCTTCCGTATGGCCTTCATGTTTTCCACCAGATGTACTTAATACCTGCCCGCTCAAATGTCTGCAAATGCGATAATCAGATCTTGGGATATTTACAGGAAACGTATTCGTTTTTAAGCTACCATCCTGCTCTATACTTCCAAAGTCCAAAACCAGCGGAGAGTGAGACTCCTCTTTCATTCGCGAAATTAAAACCGAAGCCAATTTGCTTGTCCCTGAATTTGAATCATGCGCCATCTAATAACCGTACCTCCTATTGGCTTTCTGCCTTTTCAAGCTCCATCGTCATTTCAAACGAATCAGCATCATGTTGGATTCCCATGACATAATAGTAACCATTCAATGTTCCAACTTTTACATTAACCAAATCTCCCTTCCGGATAGTCGGAACATCCAGCCCTTGCACCGTAATTTCCTCTTTGATCGTTCCACTTTCATCCAAGATGCTTTGAGCCGCAGATCTGGCGTCTTCCAGACTATCATCATTTCCCCTTGTGTAAATTTTTTGCCTGACGCCATACTGGATGTTGCCATCCAATGTCGCCTCAACACTACTCTTTCCTTCATCATCGGCTTGCCCGATAACTTTCACTCGTGTTACCATATCAGCCGAACTGATGTTATGGCTAACAATCTTTGTATTATCAACACCGAAACAATAAACGACTTTGTTAATACCATAGGGCAGCACATTGACCGAACCTTTAGTGGCGCGAACCATACATTTTTCGCCACCCTTTTTCACTGCATCATCCAATACATCTAATATCACATCCGACAGGCTCTCGGATTTGTATACCAGCTTTGCATGTGTTACATTCGGCCCCTCGTAGCGGTCAATAGGGATCTGCCAGTCAGCAAAAATCTGTTCCAAAACCGTTTTGGTCCCGGCACCAGCCGAATAGTAGATGTTGTCTTGGCTTTGTTGTAGGTTAAACAATTCATCATAGCACTTACAGTCCAGTTTATCCTTATCACCTGATATCGTAGGTTTCCATGTAACGATATATCCCCGGGCTACTTCTTCATCTGTTTCCTCTCCAACAGAAGCAAATACACCAACTAAACATCCCAACTTGGCAATAGCGGATAAAAAACCTGCCGTCGAATTCTCATCCCTGGTAGTAAAGGAAATCCTTGTTGCCAACTCACTTTTATTTTCCTCCCAACCTAGGTTTTCAACATAATCTTTGACGTTATATTGCGCTCCTGTTTCTGACATAATAACCAGCCGATACTTTATCTTTGCTACATCTATCAATCCCAACACCTCCTACGGGATTATATAAACGGCCCCAGGGAAAATCCAATAGCCATTGTTGCTTGACTTATATTTATATTTACGTGCTTCTGCTTCAATTAAATCCTTATTTACATCATATATTTTCTTCCAGTCGCTTCCGGTACCGCCGTAGAATTTTCTTGCTATTTTCCACAAATTGTCACCTTGTACAACAGTATAGGTTCTAACCTCTGGCTGAGCTGGTTCCGGACGTGTCTCTACTTTTTTTACATATGCAGTGATTTTTAGTTCATCTGTCGTGTATACCCTCAGCTCTTTGTACCTGGCAAAGGATATGGTGTATTCCGCATTGCCATACGCCCCGATGTCAGTATAATCAAAATCACTTATCGTAACGTCATAATTAATATTTGTCTCCGTCACCATCAGATTCAGCACGGTTCCTTTTTCCATCCAGTTTTCAAGAACCTTTTTACATTCTGATGTTGCAATCCAAACTTTTACAATCGGTTCATTTCTTTTGGAGCGGCCAAAAAAAACGCCGCTCCAAGAAATAGTACCTGAATCCATTCCCTTCGGGATTTTAATTACCCCCTGACCAATTATCTTGAACGTTTGATAATTGGTACTGTTTTTTACATTAATTGACTCTGGCAACGAAGGGAACGTAAACCGGGAGCCACTATTAGCGGTTTCTTTTAAATGTATGTCCATAGCTTACAACACTCCCTTCAATGGCATGTTCGAGAAAACCTCTCCCATGCGCTCTGCGATTTTGCCATTTAGTTCATCTGCCATATCATTTAGATTTTTGCGAATCACCCGCAATATATCTTCATCACGGTTTCCATCTCCGGCAATTTCAAAACTGGGGGAAAGGTGAACCTCAATCTTTACCTCTGTTTTTCCTCCACCATCTGAATTGATTAACGGAATGTTCATGGAGGAAGAAGGTTCCTCTGGATTATCCTCTGAGAACTCGTAATCGCCCCTAGGTAAGCTTGAAACTGTTTTGCTGATATAGTTTAGGCTACCATCGATTGAAACCGAATTTGAAGCAAATTTTGCAGAACCGATGACACCGCCATTGGCATACCTTTTCACGCCTAGTAATTCGCCTGCTTTTTCCCACAAACTCAAGCCACGACTTCTGCGCTTCCCCCCTAGAGGGATAATCGCCTCTGGACCATCCTCACCAACCCAGCTTAACAGTGGACCAGTAATGATATCGCCATCCGCTTTTTTGGCTATACTTGCATTTACTGTGGCGGTTCCTGAGCCACCACCCGAAAAACTTATGGTTGCCGTAGGATTTGCCAGCTTGTAATTTGCCGTTATGGTGACATCTGTGGTCGTCTTAAACCCAGGTGCATATGCACTGTTGATCGCGCCGCCAGTACTTTCTACCAGTGCAACAAGAGCTGATTCCATCGGAGCTTTATCAACCCCATGTATCATATTGCCAAGTTCAGCTGAAAGACTGGCACCCATCGGAGACATATCAATACCGCTTATGGATGATGACAATGCCGCCATCATTTCAGGGCCGATTGATGCAAGAACTTCGTCAAAATTCATATCTGACAATTGTTGTCTGAAAGACTCTTGCAAATCGTTTTTTAGAGTATCAGGGATGGCTGCCGCAACACCACTCATCATGCTTGCAATTGCCGCTTGTGATTCCATGCTTAGGCTCTCCAGCCCTAATAGTCTTGCTGCCGTTTCCATATCCCATGTAGTAGCGTCGGTTCCATTGGCAATAGCATTATGCAATGCAGTCTGTAATTTTTCTGCCGTTGTCCCTTCTATTTCCGGCAATATCCCATCCAGCTCACTCGAATATGCTTCTGCTATGGACTCTAACTGAAAACTCTCTACGCGAACATTCAGATCTGATATTTTGGCTTCATATCCTTCAGTCAATGCCTGTAACTGCGTGTCATACTCTTCCTGGTTAATTACTCCTTCCGAAAGCTCAAGCTCCAAATTGGCAATCCCTACCTTTAAAGCCTGGTCATAGCTCTGTGTCGCATTTTCTACTTGCTGCTGAAGTTCTGCCTGTAAGGCCGCAAAGGAATCTGCATCCAAATCAGCTCCGCCATACTTGATTTTTAGCGCCTTGAACTCCGCTTCCGTCTGAGCAGCAGAAACCTTTTCGGTAATCTCCGTAATCTGTCTCTGCAAATTCAATATTTCTTCTTGCTCATCCAAAGTAATTACTCCGTCCTCTAAAGCAACATTAACCTTAGCAGTCAAGTCTGTCCCGAGCGAGTTAATCTGTTCCTGGAGGCTTTCATACATACTATTCAGGCTACTTGTCATGTCTATCTCCCCACTTGGCTCAACCAGTAGATCAATAGCTGTCTTAGCCTCATAATGCTGGCTTTCTATATATTCTTTTGCGCTCTGAATCAGCGTATCAATACCTGATGTGTATTCCTGGATGTCAGTATCATCAAAGATTAGACCCAAGCTGGTTTTCCAGTTTAGCTTGTTCATATCGGATATGACTGTTTGCAAACTCGTATAAGACTCTTTGGCTCCCTGAGATGCATTAGCAAATTTGGTCACACCTTCAACATTCTCAGCAAACGTCAGTTTTTTGGCGATGGACTGTATCTCAGTCATAGATAGTTTCACCTTGCCGAAATGTCTCTGCAAATTTTCGCCCACCGCTTTTTGGAACAACTGTGCAAATCCCTCTGCTGTCATGCTTGTATCTGCCAGTGCATTCTTCAATTCCTTGGTCTCATACTTTGCCTGCTCAGCTTTCAGCTTGACTGCCGCTTGGGCTTTCTCCTCTTCAATTCGTAGTAACTCAGCCGCTTCTAACGTCTTCTCATACTCACCTTTTTTTCCTTCACCAGTAAACCATCCGACCAAACCTCCAATTCCAGCTCCGATCAATCCGCCAACAGCAGTACCAAGTACCGGCACCACAGACCCGATGGCGGCACCTAAACCTGCACCAGCTGCAACGCCACCTACTTTCCATGCACCCGACGCCTTGTAAGCTGATGCCTCCTCTTCATTGTCGGAGGCAAAACCAGTGTATAGGTCTTTTACCCCACTTATCGCGGTAGCGCCTCCTACCACGCCGCCAGCAATTGAGGTAAGCCCAAGAGCAGATAAGGCCCCTGCTGATAACGAGGCTCCTCCTGCCAGATTCCCTGCACCTAAGCTAATTGCAGTATTGGACCCCAGGTTCGCCAAGCCTTGCAGCAATCCTGCCCCACCGGAGCCGCTTCCCAAAACAGTTCTGCCAAGGGTTACGCCCTTAATAGTAGTGCTGAGCATCGGGCCTAAGACTTTCGCGATCATCGCTGCCGATAACCACGATGTCAAATCTGCCGCTTCTCCTCCCGGAAGTATTTTTGATGCATTTGCAAAAACACCCTTCACTGCTGTCCAAAGCTTATCATTAATAGCATCTACATCAAAACCATCAATCAGACCGCGAGCGAAAGAAGCACCAACACTAGCCCCTTCATCAATTGCACCGGAAACATCTATCCCAAGTAGGGCGAGTATCCCGGTAGACACAGCAGTACCAATACCTTTTCCGATTGATTTTGCCTTATTGATAAACCACGACTGGCCTCTGCCATCCCACCATTCAGAAAACGGTTTTGCAATAATTTCATCCCAGGCAATTTTTACCTTACCAAAGAAGTCCGCATTTTTCCATTCATCTGTGCCTGTGAATTCCTTTATCTTAGCTTTTAATTCCATGATTTTATCTTCGATGAAATCAATCGCCCGACCAACTGCTGACTCAATGTCTGGCATTTTATTTGTTAACCAGGTGGTAAACTCCATTAAATAGGGTTTCAATCTTTCGCCTATTGTAATCTTTACTCCTTCAGCCGCACTCTGCAACAATACAAAAGCACCTTGCAAATTGTCAAGCATGGTATTCGACATCTTTTGTGATGCACCATCCGCATTATATACGGCTTCGGTTAATTTTTCGTAGTCTTCCTCGCTTGCATTTATAATCGCTAACATTCCTGCCATGGCTTCTTTGCCAAAAATTGTACTTGCAGCCGCTGTCTGTTCTGTTTCACTTAGCTTTCCAAGACCTGATCGCATATCATCCATCACTTCTTTTAGGCTCTTCATATTTCCTTTTGAATCAGTCAAACTTATGCTATACTTTTTCATGGCGTTTGCCATACTATCAGTTGGGGACGCCATATTAGCAAGAGCCGTTTTCAATGCAGTACCAGCACGGCTACCCTTTACTGATGCATTTCCCATTAATCCGATTGCTAATGCACTATCTTCAATCGTATAATTCAATGCACCAGCTACAGGAGCCACATACTTAAACGTTTCTCCCATTAATGCAACATTGGTATTCGCACTTGCCGCTGCTTGTGCCATTACATCCGAAAAATGTCCTGCATCTTTTGCAGTAAGGCCGTATGCGGTTAATGCGTCAGTTACAATATCAGAAGTTGTTGCCAAATCTTCACCAGATGCCGCCGCCAATGCCATGATTCCGGATATGCCATTTAACATATCCTGCGTTTCCCATCCGGCCATTGCCATATAGTTAAACGCCTCTGCAGATTCTGTGTAAATGGTAAACCACATGTCCGGTGATTAAAAATCGCTGCCCGTTAGGGCAGCGGTTAAGTCACTTTTTCAGTTTTCTGCAGCTTTCTGGCAGCTTATCCGACCATGGGACCAAGTTGCCGA